AAGTAAACACCATCAGGTATCATTCTTTGCAATACTTGTTGTAGTTTTAAGTGCGTTAGTTGTATCATATCAGCAAAAGCAGTACAACGACTTACTATTGATTCAATTCTACCTTGATACATTCTAGGTGCTGTAATAGCGTAATTCATTTTTACTTTAGTAGCATCGCTTTTCGGGCGCATCATATTCTTAGCCATTTCCCACTTAAGGACTATATCTGTACCAAGAATCATTACACCTTCGTACAACACTTCTAAAGATCTTGACATTTTGCCAAATTGTTCTTCAAGCATTTCGACAGGAGGATCAAATTGATCATCTCTTGCTATAATTTTTGTAGCACCTGTCGCGGTCTCTTTAACCTTGTAAACCTCATTCATGTAGGTTTTATAATTAAAGTAAAGAACCTGTATTATATTTGAATCTCTATTGTTATTCGAATTTTGTACATTGTTATTCCAAACTCCGTAATTCTGAGAACCTTGTTGCTGTATGCGCGACATATCTTCTTCAGTTAAAGCCGGAAACTGCTTTTTAAGCTCGTTTAAGGGAACGAATTTAACTTCCCCTGCATAATATATATCTTGGAAATAAGGGTCCTCCGTGTAAGAGTAAATCAAATAAGCTGGATCTACATATTCTACAGTTACACCTTCTGATTCTGTAAAATTATTTTTAACAGCACCAATTCCAAGAGTCGTAATGTCGTAGTAATATCGTTTTTTTGTTAAGTCATATTTGTTTTCATCAAACATAGTATTAATTGCTTCCTCTTCCGCAATTTCAATACCTTGTTTATAACTTAGCTGCATGTGCAAATCTAATTCTTCTTGTCCGTCTGGCAGTTTGTCTGGATTATTTTCAAACAAATTAATACCAAATTGTTCTTGAGCAAATAAATTAAGCTCTTCCGTTTGCAAGTCTCTAATAATAGACTCCATATACTTCGTTCTTTTGCTAACACCATATGGATCTTGTGAGTACGCTGTTAAATCAAAAGATCTATCAGCAATACCATTAACCACTATGTCTACAAACTTTGAAAGTATAGGAACAGGCTTCCAGTCCAAATTAAGATAAGATAAATCACCATTAATTGACATTTCATCTTTATATTTTTGGATTGGTTGTTCACCTCTCGCATATAGCCTTAAGCTATGGAATGTGTTTTGATTACTTCTAAATCTAGTTACGCCCGAGTTGTTTGAAAACCATTCGTTTTGAATCGCTCGCCCAACTTGAAGCCCGTAGTCTCGTGACATTTTCTCTGCATCACTCGCAACTTGACTTGGAAAAAAACTATTTACTACTCCGCTCATATTACTATTTTATTATTTTTGAACTTGATCCGTCGATTTGGTATTTCGCAAACCTTAAATTAACTGGTGCTCTTTGCATTTTATTTGACGGTCTGTATAAATCCTTATGACAAGCCATTATAGCTAATCCTGAGCTAATTGCCGCATCAAATTTTGTTCTATTGTTTATATCGAATTTAGACCAGTCTCCTAATGTTTCATTAAAATACATGGTACCATATTCTCCTTCCGGTGATAAACCCACGTGCTTGTCTATATACATTTCAATTGCAGCCGCGTGAGCTTGTTTTATATCTTCACTAGAATTCGGTATTCCACCAATTTCTTTTTCAGTAATAGATAATTTATTCCACAATTTATCGGGTCTATTCATTGAGTAGCCTCTGTATCCTCGCCTTTTAAAATAATATAAAAGTCTAGGTTTATTATTTTCACATAGTATAGGCATTCCATAAAACACACAAGCCATTAAAACATCTTCAAAAAATATCTCAGCTGTTTGTGGTCGCGCAACATATTCTAAAAAGAATGTACTAGGCGGCGCATCTTCCATGCTAAACTTAGTTAATCCGTGCAAAGCACCTTTAGAACCCCTGCCGTCGGTTGTTCCTGATATATCATAACTATCACATCCAAACGCACCTATGTGCTCGTTTCCGGGCCATCTAACTCCGTTCTTTATTACTTGTCTATTTTGTATACTATAATTAGGTGTCCAGCTTATTAAAAACCTTCCATTTGGATTAGGACTAAATTCTACTTTAGAATCCTTAATACCTCTTTCCCATTGAAAACTACCTCTTGTTAAAACATTGCTGTTTCCTAAGTCTTCATTATAATCTATTTGTTCGTATATTTTTGCTAAATTAAATATACTGTTTTTTGTTTCGTCTCTAAATGCGTGCTCTTCTGTTCTTGGAAACTGTCTGTAAAATTCATTTAAAGCATCTTGATCACCTTTTAAACCATCGACTTCATTAGCCCAATGTTCTATTACTCCTACATCTATTGCTTCCCCGTGAGGACCGACTGTGCCTTCTGCTGGTTGATTGAATACAGGTAAGCCATAAGAATCAATGAATCCTTCGTAGTTCCATTCCATAGGTATGAACAAAGAATAGAGTCCTGAGCGAGTCTGTCCATTGGCGTTTCTTTTGGTAACATCTGAACTATTATATAATTTCTTAAAATTTTCTCCACCTTTATCTAAAGCGTTTGAGGTACTACCCATCATACACTTACCGATAATTCTGGATCCTAGTCTAAGGGTGGTTTTCGTAACACGCCAGTTGTTGAGGATGTTGTTCGGCCTTTCCCATTTCCCGCTTTCATCGTGGACGAGGAGTTTGAGCTTCTCCCCATCGTAGGCATTGTCGCCCGTGTTCTTCCAGTCAATGGTTGTGTCCAACCCCGCGAGCGTCTCTGTGGCTTTATTCGAATCGAGTCGACGACGGGTAAACTTGGAGGCGGGGACACGATAGGCAAGTTCGGTCTTGGGCCTGTCCATTCCGTCCTGGATCGGTTTGAAAAAGAATGGGAAATTAACGGATATGGGTACGACCTTATCTGTGAACATCTTTTTAGCATCGGAGCCAGATTTGGACAATATCCCAAACCGTGAGTCGCTTGATATGGTCGCCATATTAACGGTCTCCCCAGACGCCATGAATGAAAAGCCTGAACGTCTATTCTTGAGATAGCACATACCATAACACCGTTTGTCTGCCTTGCAAGCCTCCCAGAAAATGTAGAATAATCTATTTGACTCTCGAAAGTCTGGCTTCCCAACATCAATCTTGGACCACTGCAAGTACATAAAGTGAGTACCAGTAATGTAAGTATCCACACCCTTATTATTGAACCAGTGGCCGTTTTCTCGTCTGTTAAAATTTTCATCAATATAATTCCCCCAAGTGTTTTTAAAGCCTTCCGGATAATCTCTCCAATCAAATATACTTTTAATACCTTTTAATTGTTTAGGATACTCCCCGGGAGTCCATTTATCGTTAACTGTACTTATTTTTCCAGGTGTCTTTGGTAATGCTATTTTAAGATTTTGTATCTTATATATCTCGCCAATTTGACCGGTTCTACTTATAACAACAACATCATGTTCTTTGTTATATCCATATTCCCACTTTTTACCTTTATTCATTCTAGAAATGGTAGTACGTTTAATGGGTTCTATAACCGAGTATAGATTTTGTTCGTACATTATCTGGATCTGTTTTCAGCAAACCCGCCAAAAGAAGTTGTTGTTATTTCTTTTTTAGGTTTGTCTTCAAGTATTCTTTCTTCTTCCTCAATACGGTTAAGTATTTCAAAAGCATCAAAAATTGCCAGCTTTTTTGTAGCAGCAGCATTTTTAAGTCTGTCAGCTGTAATATCATCTCCTGAATCAACTATAGCTTCCTTAGCAACTTTAATTAACTCCTCAACTGCTTTGTGCCCAGCCTGGATTATACTCTTCTTCGTTTCCTTGATATTCATATTTGATTGTGATTGAATTGGTGGGAACTCGGTATAACCTTTGCCCGTCTATTATAAATTCATATTCTGAATTAGGCCTGAAACCAATTAATTGATTTTTTTCAAAATCACCATTTGAGTATTTAACAATACCTATTAATGGTCTTTCATTTTCTAAAGAAAATATTTTTGTTTCTTTAATTGGCATAACAAATACAAAACCTTCTAAAGCTTTCCATTTGCCGTTTCTTTTATAAGCGTATATTTGATCAGGCTGCACTAAATATACATCTTCACTTAAATAGTTCTTACTATTTTTTTCTTTACCTTTTATATCTCTAAAACGTCTAAATATATTATGGTGAACAATAACCTCGTCTCCATCTTTTATTTCTCTGTATTTATTAACTAATGGTAAACTTAATACAATACCCTGTCTGTTAGTGTATTCGTGGTTTTGTAAGTCTGTATTTAATAATAATTCTTTCCCTTCTATTTCTGTCTTTCCAGTTGTCCTACTACCCTTCGGTTCAACTAGGTAATTAAATACGCTGTGCATTTACCATGAAAGATCATATTCAACGGATATAGACATGTTTTTGTTGAAATCCTTCCAAGGCATCAGCATGTCATCTTTAGTAATGTAGATAGAGTACTTTTTTTCTTCCTCTACAATATGAGCTATAATATGACCGCCATACACTTCCTGTCCAACAGAATAGTGCATAGCGTCATTT